ATCCGTATTTCTCATTGCCCGCCATCAACAAGTTCATTCAATATCTCTTTCCAGTCTGTGTTTCTAACCTTATCAACCTTTGCCATATTTTCTAGGAACTTACTCCATATAGCGTCGTCGCCAGGTAGGCGAGCATGCTCTATAATATCGTTGATGTGCTTGTGATTGATTGCACCTAGATAGTCTATTGCCTTAGATTTAAGATCCTTTGGTAGATTTCTAATATCAAAATACTTTGGGTCGTGCAACCTATTTTGCAAACTAACCTCGACCAACGCTGGCATGGTATCTGCCCAATCTATAATATCTTGGATATAAAACACGTTTAGTATGCTAACGGTCGGTTGGATAACCACCCTAAACATATCGCATTCCGTCATGAATCTCCTAACATTGGTATCTATGCTAGACCAAGTTGATCCGTACCTTATGTATTCTGCCTGGGAACCAACGGCATCGATGCTAGGCATCATGATGCCTTTAAAATTCTTCAGCATTTCGATCCATTTATAATTGAAAGCCTGGAAGTTGCTGTTGAATTCTAGTGTTACGGTTTCGTTATACCCCTTGGCTACTAACTTTTCCAAGATGGCATATGTTGATTTGATAAGGCTTGGTTCTCCGCCGGTGAAGTAAATCCGCGACCCCGGAGAGATCTTGTCAAAGAGGTCATCGATATCCTTGAAAGAGTACGGAGATGCGAGGTCAAACTTAGAAACCTTATTACGTATCTCAACGTAATGATCTTGATGATCGGGGTTGGATCGAACCTCATCTAGGATTGAGCTGGACGATTTAGGTCCGCACGTTATGCACAGCATGTTGCACCTATTGCTGAGCCGTAGGTCAACTACTGAATATCCGGGCTTTTCGTAATCGTCTATGGAATTTCTAGATAACCACGAGCTATTTTCTCGAGTTCGTTTTGACATAAACCCGTTGTTGTCATTCCACTCGCATCTACCGCAGCTTTTGGGATATTCGCCTTTTAAAAACTTATCTTTAACCGCCTTGAGATAGTCACTTGATTCGTATTTAGATATGTCTCCCCTATAATTTTCGGTATTATCCATCCAACAACACGGCCTTACACCACCAGACGGAGTTGTGGCTATTCCGGTCCAAGGCATTATGCAAAATGATTTTGATATGTTATCTGTTATACCCATGATGAAAATCCAGTGCAAACCTCATCGTAGTCAAGATTCTTATATGTGACAGAAAAGAATATGGCAGGCCTTGCAGCAACATGTATGGCCCCGTGCGGCAGGGCAACGTTATGTATGACTGGATGCTCTAGATTATATTTGTCAAATAGCGTATCGTTCCAATCGTAAAACCAATTTGGAGGGTCGTTAACGGTATCCACGTCCCTGGGTGTAAAATTACAATTTGTTGATGAAAGTTTTGATAAATCTTTACCCACAAGCGAAAATATAAAAGAGTTTTTGAGATCTACGGCCATTGGGATGTGTAGTGCGGTCTTTCGTCCTCTGTCGATGTGAGGCAACGACGTGCCAGTGACATAATATACCTCAATCGCGTGAGCAGGGAGTGGCAAAAACTGGTTCAAGTAGTCAACATCATCATGTTTCAACACCGAGCCTGAATGCTCTGGCGTCCACTTATGCTGGGGGTGTGTGTTTTTGAATTTCTTATCATATATGCGAGCAAAGGTCTCCGTGACTGTTGCAGGAAAGTTCTTCAAAATCTTAATGTTGTCCATTGAAAATAATCCTATTGATGTTTTTACAACTCACGGAATCATAAATGCTATTGCATGTTCTCATTCCACGCATGCTGAGCTGCATCGTGCGCCGAATCTAATTCCCAGCTTTCTGACTTGATTTTTAAACATTCACACATTAAGATCTCATCGGTGTGTTGAGTAGAATTAAAAGTCCGTGAGTGCAATCTCGATATGCTGTTGGTCATACCCATGCAGCAAACTTTGAACAGATTTCTTCGTATGGCATTACGTATGATACAGAAAAAAAAGCTCCTATCTTTTTAGAAAAGTTTGCACCGCCGTGGGGTAAGGCTACGTTGTGTAACACTGGATGTTCAAAGTAGTATCTTTCAAAAGAAAGATCATCCCAGTGATAAAACCAGCTGTCGGGATCGTTAACCACAACAATGTTAGCCGATATCCGTCGCGGGCTAAACTCTTCTTTCTTTGCTACAAGATTCGGAATAGACGTGTTTTTTACCGAATATATAAACATGTTTTTAGCATCTACATTTATTGGAATTTGAAAAGCACTTTTTCGTCCTCTATCTATATGAGGATCGATCCTTCCATTAGCATAGTATATTTCGATACTTAGAATATCCGGTATTGGTAACAGTTGTTTCAACGCATGAAAGTCTTCGTGCTCTAATGCAGATGCTGAGAAACTTTTTGACCAACGATCCTGGGGATCCTTGCCGTCAAATTTAGAGTTATATACCGCACGAAACGCTTGGAGAACTCTGTTAGGAGTGTTTTTAAGAACCGTGATGTTATCCATTAAAATACTGTCCTTTCTCGATTGCTGTCGCTTGCGCTACTGAAATCATAGATGCTTCCGCATGTGCGACCACAGCACATCAGCTTACCTACGGGTAACGACTCCATATCTAACGACCAGCTTTCGACCAATTTAGCGCCAATCCAATCATGGTTGATTATGTCCTCGATGGTGTGGTGTCTTAGTGAGTTAAAATCGAAGCCGTAGTGATCTAACAATTTCTTGATCTGAACCTTTTGGGTGTTTTTGCCATGATGGTACATACCGCTGGCCGTCCACGTGCATGGCCACAACCTTGCCTCGAAGTCCACGAACACGGCTTTTTGTTTACGAAATTTGCAATCAATGCTGGTCCGGTTTATGTAGTTGCTCCAGCTACCAAAATCCTTCACGATTTGGTCGAACTGTAGGCTGCTTCCGGCTAGATACTTGTTCGTGGGAGCTTGCAACGCATACTCTGATCTTTTCGTGCTTACCTTGTCTGCGAGCTCGGTCTTTACCCATCCCTGGTAGTTCTTTTCATTTATGAATCTGTTGGTCTTCTTCACGTTGAACTCAATGAAGCCGAGCTTTTGAGCAAGTTCCTTTGCCTCTTCTACCTGGTGCTCGTTATGCGCGAATACGAGGAAGTCCCAGCGAGCCCGTCCGTTGGCCGCGATGAATGCCCGCGCATTATCCATGATCTTGTCGAAATTGCTGTTTACCCTGTAGATGCCGTTGGTATCGCCCAGCCCGTCTATGCTGAATACGACTTTCCCCCTATCACCAATGATTCCCGCCAACTCAGTCCACCAATCGCGGCTTCTTGCGCTACCATTTGTCATTATGTTGATAAATGCCGAACTTCCCTGTTCGCGCAACCAAGACAGGCATTCAAGGATGTTGTTGCTGGCTATGACATCTCCGTAGTTACCGCACTGGGTTATTAGTTTCACGTTTTTTATGAGCTTATCCGGAAAAATACGCCTGTAGTCGTCTATGGTTAATTCCCCGATAGGCATTTCTGGATTTAAGGAACCGTTATACACACGCGCGCATTGTGGACAAAGCAGGTTGCATCGGCTTGTGTGGTCTATCTGCACCGATTCTATTTGATCGATCTCAAGATATTTCATTTCGGTTCTGTATCTTTCAGGAGATCGTACAGCTCTGGTATGTATGTTTCAATGCTGTGGCCACGGATCTTATCCAGTTTGCGCGTTACCTGCCAAAATCTTGGAAGTTCTTCGCTGAAATCCTTGGCATACATGTAATCAACATATTGATCCAAGAGGCCGGTGACGGACTTAATGCTGGCTTCCTTGCGATCCGCCTTGAAATCGCTTTGCTCAATGAGAGCCACGAGATGTGGTTTAAATCTCTCGTACTTGGCCTTGACCGTCTCCTTGGCAAAGGGAGGCAGCATCCGTATGTTATAAAACTTCGGACCATGTAGGGGATGGGGCGTTATTACCGGCATCCAGTTGTCATCATTTACTCGCCGTATTTTGTTCAGCAATATCCATTCCATGAATTCGGGAAAGTGCAGAACGTTGAAAACATTTATCGTCGCTGCTATCCAGATACGAAAGTTACCTTCAGCCTGGCTGAGCTTGATCAGATTCTTGTGTATTTGATCGAAGTTGGACGGATACCTCATGTAATGGTTGATATCTCCAACCCCGTCGATGCTAGCTCCGATGTTAACCTGCTTAAAGTGTTTCCATATGCTTAGTGCTCTAGCTGGAACGTTCGTTAAGTTTGTGTTGTATTCTATTAGCATCTTAGGCGCCTGTCCTTGATCAACACATTTTTGCAGGAACTCGTAGTGACGATCGATGAGAAGAGGCTCTCCTCCAACTATGTATAACTTGGTGATCTGCGGTATCCGCTCATACATCTGGGCCCAGTAGCTTTCGCTTTCGTGCCAACCGTAAACGTCGTTTTTTGGAGAATACCTGCCGTTTTCGTTCTCCACTAGCTCAACCACACCGTGGCTATCCTTGAAGGACGGACCCCATAGTTTAACCTGATCGTTGTACCATTGGCTGCTATCCGTTGGTCCGCACATGCGACATTTTAAATTGCAAAGATTACCAAATCTTACGTCATAGAACGTGCTAGCTATTTCTTTTGTATCGATGGAACCGTCCTCGGTCGTGTGCTCGAGCAGATGGTCCCAGCTGAAGGTACCGCGTTGGATCCATACAAGATTTTCGTAATGCTGCCTGGAGTTCATCCCTGCGGCACTTTCGGTTTGGCATCTCACGCATTCAGGATGCCACTTTCCTTCCATCATCGTCCTGCGTATCTCGCGCGCTAGTGGACTGTTTCTAGCACTTTCTAGGTTTGAATGATTGGCATTGTAAACCTTGCCATCCTCGTCTTTTAGGATTCCAGCAGAGGGTCCGTGCTGTGCCTGGCAGCATATCCGGATGTCACCGTTAGATCTCAGGCTTTGGCTGATCCAAGGGATGGGACAAAGGGTTGAGTTTTTCCAATCTATGGTCATTTTAGGAAATCCATGTGTGGGAATGCCGTCCAGTAATCGATCTGTCTGAGCTCTGAAAGCTTATTATAGTATTCCCTAGCTTTCTTCCGTAGACCCTCGTCGTCAATATCAGCGTTGTTTAGGGCCGTAATAAGACCTCGCACGGCCTTGATCTCTCGACCTTTGTTGGGACTAATGGTGCAAAACCAACTGGTCGATATGAATTCTTCTAGCCTTGATATCTCAACCTTCCTAAGCTCAAGGGGTACTAACTCGTGTCTTAACCATTCCTTGCCCCTTACGGTGGTAAAACCGAGGTGAAACCGCGTGTTATTTGTTTTGGCACAGTAATCATCCAGATACCTAAGGAGATCCACGATGCCTATGCAATTTGCCGTTTGTAAGCAGGTCTGGGTTACCGTGGACCAGCCGTCATGCAAAGACGTGCTCATTTCTATGCTGCGGATCACGTGCGGCCATTTGGTGTGGTATCGTATCAGCTCGTCCTGGCGCATGTATGCGTCAATGCTAAAACGTAACAAACCGCCTTTAAACTTATTTAGGAGGGAAATTATGTCCTCATCTATGAGGGTAGCATTGGTACTAATGTCCAGCGTGATGTTAGCAGCGAATTCGGTTGCTGCTATTTCTTTCATGAAATCCACGCTGTGCTTGTCAGCAAAAACCTCGCCACCCCTAAACTCCATGTAAAGGATGTTCCTAAGATTTTCCATTATCTGGGATTTGAAAAATTGGCTCTCGCTTAGATATTCGTCACCGCCCTGCTTTGCGAGCTCCAAGCTGCCCTGCATTTGTCCGGTCATTCGTGAGCCCCATTTTGAATATTCTTTGTATATCATGCTGCTTAGATTTGGACTGCACATGATGCAGTTAAGATTGCACTTGGTGCTTAGTCTTACTTCCCACCATTGGGGCATGATGTCCACGTAGCCGTTGTTTTTGTGGTATTCCTCCAGCAACGGTAAGACCCGCTCAAGGAACCTACGATTCTTACCCTGTCTCTTGCTACCTAGGCCGCTCTCTTCCATGCGATAACAAAATGAGCAATTAGATATCCGATCACCTCTCAACATGCGCATCCTGAAATCCATCATGAATCTGCTATTCCATAGATCGGCGATGGAATCCTCAGCGAGATTAAAAACCTCGGTATCGTTGTTGTAGGTCTCCGCGGTGAGCTCACCGATGGTAAGATGTTTTGGAATTCCCTTGTCCAGCCCACCTATGCTACAGCATACCCGAGCGTCTCCCTTACCTCTCGTGTTTAGTTGCACGAACGGCACTGTGCAGAAGTTCGCGTGATTGATGTTCATGTCGAATCTTTATGTTTTGAATGGGATCAGCAAAAATATTTATGTAGACGAAAGGATGGTACCAATGCAATCGAACAAAAGGATTTTGATCTCCGGTAACAAGGGACATGGTGTAGCAAGCGGGATCGACCAGATCATGTCGTCAGATTATCATCTCGAGTTTTGTAGCCGAAAGAATGGCTTTGATCTCACCAGTGAATCAGGGCGCCAGAGATTTGTCGAGCTAAGCCTGGGATATGACGTCTTCATCAATAACGCGGCCCTTTGGAGATTCAATCAAACCCTGCTGGCAGAGGCCGTTTGGAAATCTTGGACCGAAAATAACAAGACAGGTCACATCATAAATCTTGGTAGCACGGCCGACAGGCAAATTTATGGCGGTAACTGGACATACCCTGCTGAAAAGAAAGCTCTCAGACATCAAAGCATCAGCCAAGCCATGTCATCCTTGGGCGGCAGCGGGATCAAGGTCACGTACCTTGCATATGGATACGTGAGCACACCAAACATAGAAAAGAAGCACCCGACCAAGAAAAAGCACGAACCGGTGGAGATAGCTAGATTGATCAAATGGATCATCGAATACCCCGTCGATAACAGCAATCTCATCGAGATAGTTTTAGATCCGATCCAATCTCAGAGATAATCGTGCTTACGGAGCAAGCTAGCAAGCTCAGGTAGCATGGTATTGATGCTTTCATTTCGCATCTCATCAAGTGATCTGGTAAAACGTAGAAAGCTTTTGAATTCGTTTGAAAGATCCTGGGCAAGCATGTATCTCAGGTATCCCCTGACGAGGCTGGCTAATTGTGTCCTGATGTGATCGTTTAAAACGGCAACGGTTTGCCCTTCTAACCAGTTTTCTATGCGACTTCTTATGTGTTCCTTTATTTCCGGTGGAAGTACCTGCACGTTAAGATGCAACGGGTGTCTCAGCAAATGCATGTTGATCACGTTTGAGATGTCACGAACGTCGTCCATGTGATGCACCGAAAACACCCAGTCGAGCAGCTCTGGAAGATAAAGGATGTTATACGCCATCACCGTTGATGCAACCCAGTGGTTGCAGTTTTTCATGGTGGAGAGTTTCTTGTAGTTCTTCTCGATGGCGCTCCATCGAGATGGGTAACGGATGTAGTCGTTTACCTCGCCCACACCGTCTATGCTGGCACCAATTCTTACTTCTAGGAAATTGGTCCAAAGTGATAGTATGCGATCTGGTATGTTGGTGATGTTGCTGTTATAGTCGATTATGATCCCTTGGCTTGCTCCTGAGGCGACAAGCATTTCCAGGAACTCTTGGTGCTTCTTGATAAAGACCGGTTCTCCGCCGCTGATGTGTATTTTTTTGATGGTCTTGGTCGCTGATATGCAGGACAACAGATCCGATTGCTCATACCATCTGAAATCTCCGTCGTTGGTGGCCAGTATCTTGCCTTCATGGTTGGAAAGATGAACGGTGTCTGGATTGACATTAAATTTCTTGTTTCCCAATCCGTACCAATCCTCATACCATGCTGTGCTTTCCCCCGGCCAGCATGACCGGCACTTGATATTGCAGAAATTGCCAAAGCGTATGTCCGCTTCTCGGAGACCAAACAGGGACGTATCGATGGTGCCATCGTCGGAGGTATGGATCGCACATTCGTCGTAGGTGACTTGGTTTACCTCGGTCTTTGACCACTGTCTACGGCTCGGAATACCGAGCTCGTCCTCCTGATTGCATCTCGAACATGCCGTGTGCATTTCGCCGCGCAACATGGCAGAACGAACATCCTTGACTAACTCGCAGTTGCGTGCCTCTTCTACGGTGTTGTGTTTTGCATTGAGTATGCTACCATCTTTGTCCCTAAAGATGCCCATGGTGACCTTGTCGGCATGGGACTGGCTGCAAAGCCTATAGTACCCGTTCAACCTGGTGGAAACGCTGTTCCACGGTATAGGACACCAGCTCTTGTTCTCGGTCATTCAACCAGTTCTTTTAACAAGGGGAAGGTTTTGGCGAAAGAAAGACCTCTCATCCCGTCAAGCAGGCGCAGGTATTCCCTTGTCTCCGGTAGCCTTGCGGACCAGTCCTCTGAATTCATGAAATTGATTATGCCCTTGAACCTCGGTAACCCGTAGCTAGCTGATAGCCACTGTTCCTTTGTCAGACCAGCAGCCTTGACCCCGGTGAACTTGTCCCAATTTTCCTCCATCCACGGAAAGAACTCTTCTTGGTATTTCCTCGTGATCTCTTCCTTGAGGTGGCGGGGAAGGACCTTCACGTTTAGCTGTGGAGGCCAATATGCAAAATGCATGTTGATGCCTCCTGCTCCGAGGGGCCAAGCATTGATCTTCTTGAATCCCTGTGACACCTTCCACTTAACGAACTCTGGCAGATATGGGATGTTCAGTGCCATGCAGGTGGTAGCCGTTGTGACCGTTACGTTGTCCGATGTCTGGTCAAGCTTCCAAAATACCTCCTCTTGATGGTGCCATTTTGATGGGTATCTTATGTAATCGTTCTGTGCTCCGTATGCATCTATGGAGTAATGGAAACGAACATTCCTAAAATTGCTCCATATATCAAAAAGGTCATCACGCCATTCGACCCCGTTCGAGTTGTATCTAAGCTCTATCTTGTCGGCAAAGCCACGCTTTATGCACTCCTCAAGCAGATCGTAGTGCTCATCTATGATGAGGCTTTCGCCACCCGCGAAATACAGCTGATAGAGGTTAGGGATCTGGTCAAAAAGCTCATTCCAGAATCGAGGATTGTTCTTGTGCCAGTTGTAGCTAGCGCCATGATTACGCCCTTTGTTGTCCCATTGGCTGGTGTTTTTCAACCTCTCGTTCTGTATCTGGGGGAACATCTGGTTCCATTCTTTTATCCAACCAGAGCTATCGTGCGGGCTACACATGACACACGCCAGCTGGCACTTTGAACCCATTCTTAGGTCAATGTACCTTATCTTTACCGGAAGGCTGCCGTCAGCCGTCGTTTCGCTGACCAATTGGTCGATGTCATACCTAGCGTCCCAGTAGTTGTTTTCCCAATTGCGCTTGCTTAAATGGCCAGCTTCCTCCTCCTTGTAGCATTTTAGGCAGCTAGCGGGTTTTTCGCCCCTTAGCATGAGCTTGCGAACGTTTCTCATGTAGTCTGAGTTCCACGCATCCTCCAGGGACGTATGGTTGAAATTGGCAGGCACGCCGTCATTGGTTTTCACGACGCCGACCTCACCGCCTCCTATCTTCTTGTTCGAATCAGGATCCTGCACGGAGCTGGCGTTCGACGTGCAACATGTTCGCATCTTGCCGTCGGGCCTGCTGCTTAGATGTATCCACGGCAGGGCGCAAAAGGTTTTTGATTGATTCATGTGATATTTACGGCCATTTTCTGCTAAGATTGTCTCGGAAAACCCCGCATGTGCGTATGCACCTTGACAACGGACGTTCAGTCCATCTTGAGGCTACCTCTGTGAAAAATCCCGTGGATACTATTTCACTGAGGGTGGAATTCTTGATGTTCGGCGGAGATTCAATGTCATCAAGGGACGTGTATGATGCATAAGGTTCGACCCGATCGGTATTGTAATGGTAACCAAGATTACAGCATGGATACACCCTGCCGTCCGCTGCAACATAGATGCTACGTTCTTTCTTGGCATAGCACGATATGTCACCCGACCATTGTGTGTTTTTCGAGATTCGATTTGGATTTTTGGCTTCGAACTCGGACTCGTCTATGGACGGGGCTTCTAGCTGATACAGCACCTTGCCATGGGAGTCCAGAACGTCAAACTTATCACCCTTGAATCGATTGGTGATTATCTGTTCAAAGAATGAAAATCCGTGGCACTTTGACAGCTCTCGAGCCTCGTTGATCTGATGCTGATTATGCCTAAAGGTGATGAACTTCCATCCTGCTATACCGCCGGCATTGATGTAGGATTTTGCATTTTCCATCAATTTCTTCCACGACACGTTTCGCCTGTATAGGTGGTTCGTGTCCTCCAGCCCGTCTATGCCGAACACCACCGTTAGCTTTTTACCAGCAATGGTTGCCAGTCTAGCCCACCAGTCCGGAGTCCTAGCACCGCCGTTCGTCATCATGATAATCGGCGTGCCGAATCTGTCTAACCACCGTTCGACGATATCATGCAGGTTCGGATGGATGCTAGGATCGCCGTAATTGCCGCACAGCGTTAGCTTGCCTATTTGCATGTCAAATCTGTCAAACCAGCTCGCATCAAAGTAAACGTTTTCCAGATTTGGATTGATGGCATCCCCTGATCGATTACGAAGGCACATCGGGCATGCAGCATTGCATCTGGTCGTGGCTTCTACGTGTACGTACGAAAGCTGGTCAGTGCTGTAAAAGGTCATTCAAACTGTTCCCTGAACGCGTCAAAATCCTCTCCGCATTTTTGAGAACACACCTTTAGCTTGCCATCCGAGCAGGACTTCATGCTCCATGTTCGCTCTATAGAATCAAAGATACCGGTATCGAAGACCTGCTTGAGACCATTCCTGGCATCTAACGCATGCTTACCGCCAACGGCATCGATCATCTGCCAGATCTGCTCGGTACGGGGATTCTTTTGCCACCACTTGTACATCCGACCTGCCGTCCAGCAGCACGGCAACGCAAGACCTTCGGCGGTTATGAACAAGCTAGCCTCGTCCTTGACCTTGCATCGTATTTTGGCCGAGTCGTAATAATTCTCCATGCTTCCGTGCTTGGCTATCAACGATGATTCTTTTGACAGGGCCTTGTTCTGGTACTGTTCAGATGGTTTTCTCAGCACGGATTTCTCATCACCACGGCGATCCACCACCGTGTGCTCGTTCTTACCGGCATCCCGAGCGGTGCTGAAGAACCTAGCGGTCTTTTTGGCAACGAACTTTTCGAAGCCCAATTGGTTAGCCAGGTATCGCGCGTCGTCGACCTGATGCTGATTATGTTCGAAAACTATGAAATCCCATCTAGCCCGACCACCGGCCGCTATGAACGAGGTGAATGATCGTTCGACACTTTCCCATTGCACGTTTTGTCGGTATATGTGGTTGGTGTCCTTAAGACCATCGACGGAAAAAATCACCGTACCGTTTCGTCCCATGATCTTAGCTAGCTCCTGCCACCATTCCGGTGACCTAGCCCCGCCGTTGGTATTCATGCTGAGCCACATTCGGTCGTTGTGCTGCCTAAAATACCTAAAGACCTCCAGGGTATCGTCGGCTACTATCGGATCTCCCAGATTGCCACACATGTACATCGTGTTAAGCTGCCCGATGAAGCCGGGATCGAAGATCCTTTGGCAATCTGCAAGCGTCAGTTCTGAGAGGTCTATGTGTGGATTTAGTTGGCCGCCGTTCTGGTTTCGATCACACATAGGACACGCTGCCTGGCAGCGTTGCGTGATCTCTAGATGTACGGTGCGTATGTCGTCTAGATCGTACATGGTAACCTAAACATCCTTGTGGATGAGCGTTACATCCTGGCCCGGCCCTGCCAAGCTTGGTAGATCGCCGTGTTCGGCCATGTAAGACCTGAGAAGGTTTCGATACCACTCAACAGAATCATGGTTGGTCATCTTGTTGAATTTTGATAGCTTGTTGTTGTCAGCACCAAGTGCTACCAACATGCGAGATACCTCGAGCTGTAGCTGGCGGGTGGTTAATTGTTCAAGTTCGGTCATTTGTGTCCGATCACCATAAATCTTTTGTATGTATCCAAATCCAAAGAACCTGAAAACAGTACCTTTCGCAGGTTCACGCTGTCCATGAATTCCTCGACGCTTTCGACGTGCGCAACGTGGGTGTCGTCGTGCTTGGTATTGGTATTTTGTAGCACGATCGGTACGTTATTCGGCAGCTTGTATATCCACGAACGGATGTCATCAAAATGATCACAGGAGGTATTGATGATGCAATCGGGCTTTTCATGCACTGGTTTTGACAGCGTGTTGTTAGACTTGCGACCTACCAACTCATAAGTGCTATCGGATGAAAATACCATTGTCAAGGCGTTCTCAGTGATCGCTTTGAATTTCCAACTTTTTGCCGTGTTATCTATGTTTAGCTTGTCTGCAGGCGGCTGGCAAGCAGGATCAAGATCAAAGGATCTTATCTTGTCCACGGTCATGCGCTGATCCCTAAACATCAACCAAGGTAAGACTCCTAGCCAACCGCCCATCGTATAAACACAAGAAAAGCTAGTTTGAATTTTGGTAAGCTCATCTATCAACCAAAGCTTAGATCTTAGCTGACCTTTTGAAAACGCGTCTGCCCACGGGGCGTCTGGAAAAGATTGTATTGCCCGTGCCATGATGGTTAGGTCAGCCTCGAGGGGTGACTGCATGCATTGTATGATCTTTGGCCAGTTTAGATCCTGGGAGCATATCACCGCCTGGGCGATGGTATTGATTACCGAAGCTTTGTCGAGGCTTTGTTCATTCATGGTTATCAAATTCCTGCCGTAACCATGAAAAATCATTGATCATCGCAAGTGCCTTCTTGTCATCCTTATGCTTGGTCCCATAGTCACGTCCACACAAGGCTCCGCTCATGTTCTCTTCCCAAAAATCCATCTTGGTAATTTTGGATGCATCACACCACACATCGAGCCTGTGGGCTGTCTCGTCCTGCTTGGTGTTCGGAATGATGCTCGATGCTAGCTTGACGCACTCCCTGAATGCGGTCCTCCATGCGTGGAATGCCGATCCGTGGTAACGATGTTCGCTGGTCATTCTATGTACTATACGATAGCTCAGCTTAGCACCGCTCGTCATGTCAACGGCCGATCTGTTAAGATTGTTGATGAACGTGCGTGTTGGAAAGAGCTTGATCGCGCCGTGGCCATACACGAGACCGTTGAAAGGGTTTACGGCCCTCATCACATAAACCGAATCGTCTTTCGCATCTCCTTCGACCATTGCTAGATCTTCACGAGCATTATCCGTTAACCAGTTATCGCCATCGATGCACCAGAAAAATGCAGTTGACGACATGTTTGCACATGCTAGGTGCGCGTCGTGTATCCCGCTGATGTTCGAAACGCACCGTACCTGCGTGCCGACGACCGCTGCGGCACGTTCGTGATTTTCAGCGAAATGGGGTTCGTCCCAGCGTGTCATGAAGATGTCATTCATCATATGAAACCACTCCTAGCTGGATTTTGATATATGTTCTTGACCCACTTGCTTGTGTTAACGTCGTGCAATGGTGTCCAAAACCCAACGTCCTCAACGAGCATGTCGCCGAGGGCACGGCAAGCAGCCTCGCAGTCGTCAGCATGCCGTTCTATCATGCTTTCTAGATATGCTGATAGGGTTTGATAGTCATTTAGCAGCTGATACCGCAGCGAACTCTTCATCTTGAGATATCTTGGCGAATTGCTTAGGTTTCGGGAGGTCCAATGGTCCACCAAACCCAGCCTCGAACCGTACACGGCCCATAACCCATATTCAACATCAGCACCCGTGCTACACCAAATATGAACCCGCGATAGATTGGAGTTCGCTACCGACCGAATGGCAAGGGACCAGTCATCCATGATCTTGCCGTTGTTCGACATGAACTTTACCGATTCACGGTATCCAGCCCTTGCTGCCTGCAACGGACACTGATTTATCACGGTTGTGGAAAATGTTTGATTTATTTGGTAATACCTAAACGTGGTAAAGAAATCCACCGATATCGTACCATTTACGACGTCATGCGTGTTTTTTGTCGCTATCAATCCCTTTTTCCAAAGCTTCGGGCCACCATTGCCATAGCAGAGCTCGTTAACCTTGTTGATCGATCCAAAGGAGTAAACGCACGGGATCGATTGGACAGGGAGAGTGAACGAGTCAAATCTAAGATTATCCCAGATCCACGTGTCGCCGTCCACGATCAGGAACCACTCTGTTTCCGCTAGCTCATCGGCAGATCTATATGCGTTGTGTATGCCTTGCACACCGTCAACCCGCTTGACATTGCCCGGCCAGACCTTTCGTGCTTGGTCGTAAAATGCGTCCTTTCCGAGCTCGTCGTACGACACGAAAACCAAGTCGATGTCCTTTAGGTCCAGGACCATTGTTTCATGCATGACCTATCTGGCTCCATTGTTGTATGGCGAGCTTGCCTATTGCCTCGGAAAAGCTAGCATCGAGCAGCTCTTTCGAAATGGCAAAATAGCTATCCCTATGGCTTGCGGGTAACTGTGCTAGAACGGTTCCCATCGTGGTTGCCAAAGACGAGATGATCACACCGATCGCGAACGTGGACCCCATTTCCGCTTCGATCCGTTCGTAATGCTCCAACACGGCATCGTAAAGCTGCTGTGTAACCTGGAATTGTGCATCCGAGAACTCTTCTAAATCTTTTTGTTGCATCTTACTTTCTTTTCCGATTGTTGATGCCAAGTAGCGTGGTAACCGTGTCCCGACCTTCGTCGTTGGTCGGATGATTCTGCTCCAGCCATTCCTCAACCTCAAGGCATGTGCGCTGGTTTTTGGATACCAATCGAAGCATTTGAATCGCTTCCTCCAGCTGTAGCTCCAGCGCCTGCACGCGGCTCACGTTGACATTGTTGTTAGACATGATAAAGATTATCGATATCCTTGGTCTAAAATCAACCAGATAAGAAAAAAGGGGCAACTTGCCCCTTTTTCCTCCGGTAATTATACCGATTTATTACGCACTAGCGCCAGGGAGAGGATCATCCCTGTTTAGTATGCGGATCGGGATGTAGATGAACTCGATCGCCTTTTCAGGCTTGATCGCGATATCGATCCACAGCTCGTTCCTATCTATCCTGTCAGGCGTGTTGTTGCTCTCATCGCACACTACCGCAAAGTCAAAAAGCGCGCGGAGCGTTACGAGGTTTTGCATAAACGCAACAAACGTCCCAGAAACGTTTTGCCGGGTCTGGGAGTCGTTTGGTTCAAACAGGAACGGCTTTGCAAGGATGTCCAGCTGGTACTTCAGGTAATTGATCAACCTTGCAACATTGATGCGATCAAGCGCCGTTGCTACCGGATTGAGCGTCTTTTGTCCGTACACTACGAGACCACGTCCTGGTATAAATGCGATCGGATTGATCTTGTTGGTGTACATGACATCACGCTGCCCCTCGTTAAGGATCACCGGAGTGAACTCTCCTTCAGAGTTGAGGTAGCCAACGCTGCTTACGCCGGTCACCAATCCGCGGTTGAACCCTGCCGGGGCAAACCACGGGAACGCGACCTGGTCGTTATATGCAATGGTGCGCAGGGCGATCATGCTGGCCGGGACCATTACCTCGTTGCCGTTAAGATCCGTGCCAAGACCCCAGGGATAATACAGGGCAGCGTAAGGAGTGCTGCTTGTAAGACCGTCTGCGCCGTTACCAGTGGTGTTATTGGCATTGTTGGCCCAGTTCACGAAGTCCGTGCCGGTCGGCGGAAGCGTTGCTGGTGTATCGGCAACTATGAACGCCACTTCCTTTTTATCAACGTTTAGGGTGATCATCTCGTCGAGGCACTCTACGTACCCGGGCGTCGCGATGAGGTTGAAGAACGTCTGTTCGGCACGTGCGTCCTCGTTGCCAGCAATGGCACCTTGCAGGCCACGTACCACCACGATCCTCTGGGCATCGCTACCCATGTAGGGGCTACCGTCCGCCCTGTTTCCGCTTTCGGTAACCCAGCGATCCTTCCACGCAGCGCTCGGGAAGTAGTTCTTCCTATACACCTTAACGTTGTTGGTGCTGTATCTGGTATTAAACAGCATCATCCCGGCGGGATAGAGAAGCGCGTTCGGCGCATCAGGATCGACGGTGTTGCTGGTCACCATGTCGCTAGCAACCTCGCTGCCGCCTTCCAGGCACGTGGCATTTGGGCGCGCATCCGCAAATATCACACCCGCTGAAGTGGTCTGGTCCGTGTTGTCGACGTCCACCCATGACTGGGTCATGGCGTCGTACCTCTTGATAGCCGGATACATCGCCTGGCTGGTGTCGATCCATATGTCATAATCAACCAGGGGTGCTAGCGTGCTTTGCGTGGTTGGCTCAACGCTGCTAAGGGTTGGGCCATTCGGGTCAGTGGCCGGGTACCTGTTCTTGTATCCCAACCACTGCGTGCCATCATTTACCATTATGTCGGCACGCAGGTTGCTATTGAACCACAGGGTCCCGTCGACCGGATCACCCTGCGGAGCGACTTGCGACGGGGTATATGTCAGCGCTATCCACGAAGAGCCGTTCCACCTCTTGACAACATGGCTGGCCTCGGCTGGTGTCGTACCGTCGCTGTTGTACTGAACAAACACGCTGCCTATTTGCTTTAGACCACCAAACGCCGAATCCGCCGCGGTTGTGCTAGAGTACATCGGCACGGTTCCGGTGTTAGGCTTGGTATTCAGGGAACGCCATACTCCTGCTGAGTATTCCTTGACCACGTAGTTGGCACCCTGATTGCCCGGTGTGGTGTTGATCCACACGTTGGTCGCTGCCGTGGACGCAACATCTGCCGGGACAGTAAGGCTAGGCGAGTAGCCCTGGTAAACCAATGCCCGTCCAAAGGTGGTTCCTGCCGCAATGCCTGCTACAGCAAGAGGGCCGAGATTGTTGTTGGTCGGATCACCGCGCAGGTCTTCCACCGTAAAGCTCGTGCCGTTTGAGTTGGTCAGCTTGAGCTTGTTATCAGCGGTCTTGCTTGCCACGATCGGGCCGTTGGGGAAGCTCACGGTGTTGATCTGTGTGATCAGCGCGTCGACGCTCACGGATCCCGTCGGTCCGGATGTTTCTGCGGGAACATGGACCACGACATAGCCGCTACCGGCGTCAACCTTGAAGCTTACGCTCTGCAGGAAAGACGACGTGAGGTTGAAAGTCGCGCTCGATCCAGCACCGCCGGTTACCGAAACCGCACCGGTCGGGTACACCGTGTAGCTGCCCGCAACGCCGACCGTAACGGTGTTTATGCCCCATGTTAGGTCGATGGCGGCCGCCGAACCGGATCCGGTCGAAGAGCTCGGTGTCACCGGATTGGTCGGTATTGAAACTCCGGTGTACTGCCCGGCTTGCACCAGCGTCAGTCCGGTTATGGCATTGCTAGCGCTGGGGTTAACAGAGGTAACCCTGAGCTTGACGTCGGTCGTATAGCTCGGACCGGAGAACGTTAGAACATCGTTCACCGCATATCCGGAGCCGCCGTTGTCAATTTCGAAGCTTACGACCTTTAGGCTTGCAACGGCTAGCGTGGTTGCCGTTGTAAACGTTCCTCCGACAACCGTAAGGGCATTACCGACCAGGTAGTTCGTGCCTGCATTGACCACGGTAGCTGACGCCGTTTGCAGCGTTGATGCCGGGAACGTCGGGTTCGACACGGTACCCGTTACCGAGCTCCAATATGTGTTGGTCGGTGCTAGACCGGCATCGCTGAAAGGTGTTCCGGTGATACCAAGCTGATCGCTCACGTCGTTGATGTTTATGTCAGTGCCGTCGTAATTGGTGATGCGGAGGTAGTTAAGGCTGCCAACCGTGTGTACGCTGGCAACGGCGTTTGTTCCGCTTCCTCCGTTTAGCGCCGTGTTGATGGCCGCCACGAACCCTGCTAGGGTGCCGCCCGACGGTACCGTAACGAGAAGGCTCGATCCGGTCCCTATCTTGACCCGACCCTGCTCGGTGGCAACGAATGCTGGGTTTTCCTGGCTTCCTGTGATGACACGGGGAACCGCTTCCCTCCATCCCCATCCCGGGTAGGTGTCGTCAGTGCTACCAACCTTGAACCACCAGCTGGCGCTACCGCCGCTGGTCGTCACGCTTATCTTTTCCCAGATTTCGTTGGTATATGCCCCGTTAGCGTCCTTGAGCGTGTTAACCGCAAAATCACCCGCGATGCCGAAGATCTGGCTCGGTAGTATGACGTTTTCCGGGATAGCCGTAAGACCGAGATCAGTTAGCACGCTTGGTGTGCTGCCCACCAGTGATATCGACGTGTTAACACCGGACGAAATAAGCCTGATGTTGTAAACATCGCCGAACGTGCTGGCCGTCAATGAATACTTTTCAACCCTGCTGAATATGGACGCAGACACGTCCTGTATCGCAAGCGCCGCATTGCTGTTGATCTGGCTAACAACGGTTGCCAGGCTCATGCCCAGGGTTAGCGGAATGCTAACACCGTTAACCACCAATGATCCAGCCGCCGTGATGACCGCCGCCGAACCGCTGGCTATCTTTGGTGTGCTACGGCCTTGCACTATCCTTTCTAGGTTAGCATCGCTGTTGATCACCAATGGTGACCGGCTTTGCCAGCTAAAGGCCGGGTTCGGATTGCCATTGCTCCTAAACAGTCCCCATGTGGTGCTTGATAGATCCAGCCAATGCTGCCCTGTAACGGCAGGTCCGGTGGGCGCGTTGCTGGTTGGCACCAGCTCGCCGAGGTCCACATCCGCTCGGATGGCGTATGCCTGGTTGGCTATGCCAAGATACTCGTAAAGGGTGAACAGGCCCAGCTCGTTCAGCTGGTTATCCTGCTGAACGCTGCCGCCGCTGCTGTAGAACACCGGATTGCCAAAGGTCTTAAGGGCGTCTCTCTGGCTCGTGATGAGATACAGTCTACCGGCGTTCTCGTCTCTCGTGCCCTCGGCAATGGCCGTCGTGCTACCTGGCTGTAGCTTGTTCTTTTTCGTTGCCAGCACTATGAGAGGTATGGTTCCGGGACCGGCTGGACCATACTGACTCTCATCAGTCACTGTTACGGACACGCCTGGTGAACTTAAAATTGCCATTTCTTACCTCTTTCGGATGGTGGTTTGCCTGATATTTATCGCATGCCACTTAAAACCAGCTTGATTTCAACTACCAGGTTCGTTGATGTACCACGCGCCTACATGGCATAATGCCAGCATGCAAAAATTGGTTGGTATAGTTGGATTGATCGGAAGCGGTAAGGGCACGGCGGGAGACTTTCTGGTGGAAAAGCACGGGTATGTGCGCACCAGTTTTGCACATTCCCTAAAGGACGCCGTTTCTTCGATATTCGGATGGCCCCGGGATCTCTTGGAAGGAGATACCAAGGAAAGCCGCGTGTGGCGAGAGATCCCGGACGGTTTTTGGAGCTCCAAGATGGGGAAGCCAGTTACTCCTAGATGGGTCTTGCAGTACTTTGGCACGGACGTGATGAGAGATCATTTTGCCAAGGACGTATGGATTTGGAGCATAGAAAAACGCCTAGCGTCTGCACCGGGTCCGGTGGTGATAACCGACGTGCGATTCCCGAACGAGATCGATCTGATCAAAAGCCTCGGAGGCAAGCTGATCTGGGTTAGGCGCGGTCCCGAACCAGAGTGGCTGGCAACGGCATTGCATGACAAATCACTAATGCAAGAAACGGACGTGCATGCAAGCGAATGGTCGTGGATAGGCGAGCACGACTACGATGTCATCTGGAACGACTCTGATATCGGCATGTTTTACAAGAAAATAGAAAGCAGCGTTCTTTGACCAACATCTGTTTCAGCGGCGGAGCGGCCGGTTCTGACCATGCCTGGGGCATGATGGCGGTGGACAAGGGACATGAGCTTATCCACTTTACCTTTTCAGGGCACAAGGTAGTTGATACGCAGCATGCCAAGAGGTTGTCGTCCATGGAGCTGTCTGACGCCGACGCCGCGGTCGCACGCGCAGCCAAGAGCATGAGAAGAAGGTTTCCGAGCAAGACCGAGCACGTTAACAACCTTCTTCGGCGAAATTGGTTCCAGGTAAGATTTGCCGAACGGGTGTACGCCGTCGCTAATTTATTGCCCGACGATGCAGGAATACTGAAGATCTCTGGTGGGACGGCTTGGGCTTGCCAGATGTACGTTGATAGATGGTACGGCGGTCGAGATCTCGTGGAATGCGAGCTGTATTTCTATGACATGGTGTCGAAGAGATGGATGCAGTGGTGGGAAACATGGGTTGACATAGATCGCCCACCCATCCCCCACGGCCGTTATGCTGGCATAGGTAGCCGGGATATAACCGATGACGGCATACGTGCTATCTTCGAAGCCTACGGATGAAGGTCAAGCCCCTCGAACAAGCCACGGAAACGGACGTCGTTTCGATCCCCAACGAACCACGCACAGGTGACCTCCTCTCGGACCATAAGCACCTTGCCGTTGGTTAGGTGCTTAACGACCTTGGTGGTGTCAGTTTGCGGGATCAGGCCGGCTATCTCCGTGTTTTCCACGAAGAACGGATAGCTTGGGTCAACCACGGTGTTGAACACTACCACGTCCTCACCGGTCGCATCAGCCATCTGCCCTCGCTGGATGATGTCATCCAGGGTTGCACCCAGCACCAGCGTGGTGTTGAAATACACCGCACCCTGCTGGATGCCATCCTTGATGTAGTCCTGGACCAGCTGCCGCTTGCCATGCTTGGCCATCATCTGGACACCAGCATGGTGGACCTGGGCAGCGGCCTTTCCGGGATTCATGCTGGGCAGGTCCGTCCTCAGCAGGACATAAACGACCAATTCTCGTTGAGTATCTTCCATGCTATCCTCCGTGTTTGACGTTGACATAGCATGGAAGCTATCAGAGATCAACCGTTTATCTTCAAGGATGCTCTATAGTCCGAGGCTCTTGAGTGCATCCTTGGCCATCTTTATTCCTTCTTCAGCCGCCTTGGCATCTGGTCCAGCACTGGCGCCCTTTGGCAACACGCCCTCGCAGATCAGGGTAGCAATGATCGGGCTTATGGCAGATCCAACGGCTATGCCAACCCCAGCCGGTGTACCCCATAGATATGCGTTGCTGATGGTGGTATTGATGCAATTGGACAACACATTGAAGGTTAGATTCTTGTTAACTTGGCCCTTGACGCCGGGTATCATGAACAGGCCTTCGTTGATGATGTAGGCAAGAGAACAGGAAAGTACCATGGTTTGCGCGGCAGTAACCTGCTTGCCACCTTGTGCTGCAAACCATGCCACCCATGTTGCACTAGCAGCGGTCGAGTTAATGGTGCCAGGATCAGCAGGTGCGGGCTTCGGAGTGAAATACATGACGATTCCGGTGGTCAGTGCCATGTTGAGCCCGATGCGGCAGGCGTTGGCGTCAAGCCATGCGTATGCATCCTCGGCACCCTTGGCCACGGCCTCGGCGCCGTCCTTGAAGGCGTCGACCGCTATCTGCGATCCCTTCTTCCACTCGTCGCTGGTAACGTTGATCCCCTGCTTGGCGGCTTCCTCCGTGTTCTTGGCCACGGTATTAGCAACACTGGCTGTCACCGCTGCCGTGTTGTTGGCGAGGCTTACAGAGTAATTATAGGCATCCGTTGCTGCCTTGCTGACATCCTTGTAAGCGTCAGTGGCCGTGTTTTCCACGGTCTTGACCACGTCATTGGTGGTCTTCTCCACGGTCTTAACGACGTCAGTGGTGGTCTTCTCCACCGCCTTTCCTGCATCATTGAACGCTTTGTTGATGTCCTTGGTGCTGGGCATCTTGACCTTTGGCATTTTTATTCCCATTTGATTTCTCCTTGTTAAGGTTCAACGAGAAATATAATGCAGATCTGGAATAGGGCCCAAATTATGGATGATCAGCCTATGACTATACCGGGCGGCGAGCTCAGATCAATGTACAGATCCAGTTCTTTCTCAAGCTGCTCAAACATGGCCGTTGCCTCTTGCTTGAGGGCGTCGCCCTTGAGCGTGGTCCCTCCCTGCGGACCGATCATGGTGTTGAACTTGCTGTATGCCTCACCTAGCATTTGCTTGCACCAAGCCAGGGTATAGCTCCTCACCCATGGCCGGCTGTATGGGTCCTGTAGTATGTGATCGTCCGGTTTGACCTTCATGACCCACAGGAGCAACTGCTCGCCACCTGTAGGCTTTCGAACCAACTGTAGCTTTTTGGTAACAGGATCGAAGGTGTAGTTTAGGTTAGCACCAAACATCCTTCCTGCCTGCTTGAGATAGTCGTTGAACAGCTCGTATGTCAGGAGACCTGCCGTGTAGCCGCCGCCGGCGCCTGCCTGGAGAAGATACAGATTCGTGTATGCTAGCGAAAAGGGATCAAGGCTGGTCCCACCGCCAGTTTCTCCAAGACCTCTCCTGAATATCTGCCTTACCTGCACGACCTCATCGGGCAGTGTGTAAACGTTGGTTTCGTATAGAAGCCGCAGAAACATGTAGGCCTCCTCCATGGAGTTTCCTGCGCGCTGGCGATACCTGTCGAGCGCCAGATTGCAAGCCGTCTCGTAGTGCTCCGGGTCCAGCTCGATATCGATCATCTGGCCGCCTAGCATGAGGCGAACCTCGTTGATTAGCTGCTGTCGTAGCGGTGTTGCCATGTTTGGTCCTCTGTATCTTATTTACCAGGTGGCCAAGTCAGCATCTACAACGATCAGGTTTTGGTAAATATCACCATCTAGGAGATCGACATGCCGCCACTGTCCTTATGGAAGGGAGTAGCCGTCAAGACCGACGATTTCAAGTTCATAGATCGAATGGTCGCTGAGCAATACCGTGTTGGTGGTACGGAGTTTTACATACACAAGTTCATTGGTTCGAACGACAGTTCAGAGGAAAGCTTACCGGTAAATCTCGACCAAACTGGTGCCGGCGACCCTACCCTAACCGTACAAGACGTGCTGAACATGGAGATAAGGGATCGCAGGTACGACGATGATGTCTACAGCATGCGTGGTCATTACCAGGTTAGTGACACGGAGTTTGATCTCCGGCAGTTCGGTCTCTTTCTCACGAACGAGACCATATTCATTACCTTTCACCTTAACCACATGGTCGATCAGCTAGGTCGCAAGCTCATGAGCGGCGATGTGATAGAGATTTTGCATCAACGGGACGACTTGGTGGCCGGATCGCCGGCCGCTATCAGCAAGTTCTATGTCGTGGAGGAAGGTACGCGACCAGCAGAGGGTTACAGCCCGACATGGTGGCCTCACATATGGAGGGTTAAGTGCAATCCAATAACGGACAGCCAGGAGTTTGCTGACATCCTCGGAAGACCTGCGCTGGATGCTAGCGGTGATACCATTCCGAATCCCAATTGCGATGGGAAGGATACCACTCTCAAGGACATCCTTAGCACCAAGGAAAGCGAGCTCAAGATCAACGATGCGATCGTTACCGCCGCGGAAGCCGCGGTTCCGTTTCGTTATTTCCAGGCCCAGCACTTTTACTTCCTGCCGAATCAGGATCCGAATTTCATGGGACAGGACATTTGGACGGGCGCTGGTATCCCTCCTAACGATAGTAAACCGGTAAACAGTGGTGCGGCATGGCCAGCTACGCCATTGGTCGGGGATTATTTCCTGAGAACCGATTACAGCCCTCCGCAGCTTTTCAGGAGGGAGGCTAACAAATGGGTCAGGGTGCAAATAGCATGGAGGAACCCATGGCGTCCGGCAACACAGACGCTCGTGAGCTTCATCAACAACGACGACGCTATCACAACCCTCGACGACGGCACGCAGATACCAGAAAAGCAAAACCTGAGGACCGCCGTCAAACCAAAACTAGATCCGGACATCATTTAAGGAGTGAAACATGTCATTTGATTTCGCATTTACGCAGGACAAGCTAGCGGCCTGCGTCAAGAACCCAAACATCGCCCAGTGGTACGGACCTCTGTGTGATATACTACCAAAGTATGGCATAACCACCAAGCTGCGAGTGGCGGGTTGGATCAGCCAGTGCGGACACGAAAGCGGGGATTTTAGGTCCGTGCAGGAGAACCTGAACTACGGTGCCAAGGGATTGCTCGGTGTGTTCCCCAAGTATTTCCCATCCCAGCAGCTGGCGGAATCATACGAGCGCAAGCCAGAAATGATCGCCAACAAGGTCTACGGCGGTCGAATGGGCAACGGGCCCGAGGCTAGCGGAGAAGGGTGGAAATTCCGCGGTCGTGGTCTGATCCAGGTGACCGGCAAGGAAAACTACACCAAGTGCTCTCAGGCACTGTATGGAAATACCGTGCTTCTTGAGAACCCTGATCTACTGCTGGACGTTGACGGTGCAATACGGTCGGCGTGCTGGTACTGGAACAGCCGTTCGCTCAATGCCGACGCGGACAAGGGAGACGTGGTGTCCATGACCAAGAAGATCAACGGCGGAACTCACGGTCTGGACGATCGTCAGCGTCGCTACGATCTATGCATGAAGACCCTGTAAGATAATAGCACAGCTAGGCCGAGTATCGGTACGGTAAATATTCCATGCAATACTGGTACTCGGCTCAGCTCCGCCAATACAGGCTACAGTTCATAAGGGCCTTCAGCAACTTTTACGTTAAGTACGGGAACGGAGATCTGGTAAGGGTCCCGTGCCGGTACGGCGACCCCACGAGGATAGCGGCCTCGGTTCTCAGGGGGAACAGCGAGAACAAGATCCTAAGCACTCCGATGATCACCTGCCTTGTCACCGGTCTTAACATGTCCCCGTCAAGGCGGCAAGATCCGCAGCTAGTGCAATCGGTGCAGGTAAACGAGCGCAAGTATGATAACGAGCTCGGCCGATACACCAACGAGATCGGAAATCGCTATACCGTTGAAAGGTACATGCCTGTCCCGTATGATCTAACCATGCAGGTGGACATCTGGACGGAAAATCTAGATATAAAGGAACAGCTCCTCGAGCAGATATTGGTCCTTTATAATCCTGCCATCGACGTTCAAACGTCCGTGAATCCGATCGACTGGACGGTCCTAAGCATAATCGAAATGCAGGATAGCATTACTTGGACATCAAGAAGCATACCTGTCGGCACAGAAAACCCCATAGATGTCGCGACCTTTCTTTTCAAGCTTCCGATCTGGATAAATCCTCCGGCAAAGGTAAAAAGGCAGAGCATCATACATCAGATAGTGACCAACGTAGTCGAGGGCTACAAGCAAGAGAACGCGATAGAGTGGGACGAGTATCAGCTACTGGCCCGCAACGTAACCACGCCCGGCGATGCGACGATACAGGTTGATCCTCTGTTGAATGGTTCGTATGCGATCAGGCTTTGCGATTCGGGCGGATCGACCGACGATCGGCAGGGATTACCGACGATCACCAACTCGACCGTCAATCCCACCCCAGCAGTGGACACGACGTTTGTTTGGAATGGCAAGACTTGCAGGATAAGAGATGTCACATCGCTCGATAGGATGGTAGCGGACATAAGATCGTCATTGTCAGGCACGGCGCTCAACTGCGTGCTATTCAACGACACCACCATCCAGTTCGTCAACGGTAGCGGTACTGATAACGTGTTTTCGAACGTTACCCCAGGAGCCGTGCAATCATTGGGCCTTGCTGAAACGACATATCCCGGTGGCAAGCTAGCATGGTGGAGATTGCTGCAACAATATGGATCAACAAGACCATACTCGGTATTTGGTACCAATGCTAGCCAGATACGCCTAAAGACCAGCGACGATCTAGAGCAAACCAACACCGACATAGTCGGCTGGTTCGATGTTGACCCCATAGATCAAAACCTCCTGATCTGGTATCCCGACGAGCAAAGCC